GAGACGGTAAAACGCTGTGCTTAGTGTGTATGGAACCCGCCCCACCTACTGTTACGAATATTCAAGTAGCCGGACTACTTGTACATGAGGTTGTACATGTCTGGCAAACATACTGTAAGGATATAAACGAGGCCAACCCTAGTAAAGAATTTGAAGCCTACTCTATCCAGATGATAGCCCAGAACTTGATGGAAGCTTACGTAGAGCAAACGATGGGAGTGAAAGTATGATTCCAGCGTGGTCATACAGCAGCATCAAGACCTTCGACCAGTGCCCGAAGAAGTACTACCACCTACGCATAGTAAAGGATGTGAAGGATGAAGACTCTACCGCAACCATTTACGGCAAGGAGCTACATTCAGCAGCAGAGAATTATATTAAGGATGCCACTCCCATACCGCCGAAGTTTAGTTTTATCGCGCCGACACTGGAAGCTCTTAAGCGTATTGAGGGCGACAAGTACTGTGAAATCAAACTGGGCGTGGCGAAACGGGACGGTCGCTTCGTGGCGTGTGACTTCTTTGCCAAAGATGTATGGTGGCGCGGCATAGCCGACCTGCTCATAATTAACGAAGAGAAACAACAGGCTTGGCTTGTTGACTATAAGACAAGTAAAAACGCAAAGTACGCAGATACAAAACAGCTAGACCTGCTGGCCGGTGCGGTGTTTACGCACTTCCCGAAAGTGGCTAATATAAAGTCAGCCCTGCTTTTCGTGGTAAGCAACGAGATGGTTAAGAAAGAGCACGAGTTCATCATGCGCTCGTCGTACCTGAACAGCATGGAGCCTGAGCTGACAAGACTAGAAGCAGCTATTAAAACAAACGTATGGAACCCAGTGTCGGGCCCCCTATGCCGGTACTGCCCCGTGACGGAGTGCGCACATAACACAAGGAGCTAACATGGAAGAGCTAGATCAGGCAGCGATAGACTCAGCGATTATTCTTGAAGGGAAAATGAGAGAGCGTGTAGAGAAAGAAGTACAGTACGCTCTGAATAGAACCCTAAGCAAAGCCGTAGTTGCTGAAGTGCACAAAGCGATTCAAGAAGAAAAGCATAGCATGATGATGGAGATTACCGTTGCAATCGGTAAAGCAATGCGCGCCTCAGAAAGAGAAGAACGTAAACCATTATGGGAAAGCAAGCCAGAAGATTTTGGTTTAGACGCTGGCGATCTTAGGGTGCATAAGCTTTCGCCTGACCGGAATAACGGAGATGTTAAGGAGATAAACAATGCCTTACGTGAACAAACCCCGCCCGTATAAAAAAGAATACGAGCAGCAGAAAGAACGCGGTGAGTTGCCTGACCGCATGGAGCGCCAGCGAGCACGACGCAAGCTAGACAAAGACGGCGTAAGCCGTGCAGGTAAAGACGTAGCACACGTTAAAGCTTTGTCTAAAGGCGGTGCGAACAAAGACGGTATCAAGCTAGAAGCACCGGGCAAGAATCGTTCGTTCCGCCGCAACGCTGGGCATGACCTTGTGTCAGAGACGAGTAAACGCGAACGCAAAAAATAAAGTGCAAATCATAGATAACAAGGTACTCGTGATAAGAACTAGACGACCACATCTAGTCACCGAGAAGATTAAGAAAAGTAAGATCATCGGGTGGCTACCTGATGGGCTACACGACGTTGCCGTTTTCTTCGGCCTGAAGGAAGCGCAAGAGCTAGCTACCCTGAAGATCAAGAACGTGCCTAGTACTATCACTAGGGACTATGACTGGCCGGGGCAGTTCCGTCCGTTTGCACATCAGAAAGAAACAGCATCGTTCCTGACGCTGCGTAAGAAAGCATTTTGTTTTAACGAGCAAGGCACTGGCAAGACAGCAGCAGTTATCTGGGCAGCTGACTATCTGATGAAGCTAGGGTTAGTAAAGCGGGTGCTGATTATCTGTCCGCTGTCGATCATGAAGTCTGCATGGCAAGCTGACCTGTTTAAGTTTGCTGTGCACCGCAGCTGTGACGTGGCGCATGGGAAGCGGGAGCAGCGCGCTAAGATTATTCAAGGCGATGCTGAGTTTGTCATCATTAACTTTGATGGTGTGGATATCGTCAAAGATGAGATAGCTAACGGTGGGTTTGATCTGATCGTGGCTGACGAAGCTAGCGCCTACAAGAACATGCAGACGAACCGCTGGAAGGCGCTGAAATCTTTGGTAACGCCCGACACATGGCTGTGGATGCTAACAGGCACACCTGCTGCGCAGTCGCCAGTGGATGCGTATGGTCTGGCTAAGCTGGTAAACCCTGACGGTGTGCCTAAGTTCTTCGGTCAGTTCCGCGACAAGGTGATGGAGAAAGTGGGGCAGTTCCGCTGGATACCGCGCCAGAACGCTGAGGCTATAGTGCACAACGCCCTGCAGCCAGCTATACGGTTTGAAAAAGCGCAGTGTCTAGACTTGCCGGAGGTTACGTTTGTCGAGCGGGAAGCGCCGCTGACACCACAACAGGCTAAGTACTACAAGGTGCTCAAAGATCAGATGCTGATGGCAGCAGACGGAGAAGAAGTTACTGCAGTCAACGCAGCTGTAAAGCTTAACAAGCTGCTACAAATATCAGGCGGCGCAGTCTATTCAGATGACAAAGAAGTCATAGAGTTCGATGTGACTAATCGACTCAACGTAGTGCAGGAGGTTATCGAGGAGTCCAGTCACAAGGTGCTGGTGTTCGTCCCCTTCACACATACTATCGAGCTTCTTAAAAGCCATCTGGCAAAGGCTGGAATTACCGCAGAGATAATTAGCGGTCAGGTAACAGTTAATAAAAGACATGACATCATCCAGAGATTCCAAAATGAAAAGGAGCCGAAAGTTCTCATCATACAGCCACAAGCTGCATCGCATGGACTTACGCTTACTGCTGCCAATACAGTCATCTGGTACGCACCCGTCACTTCTGTGGAAACCTACCTTCAGGCTAATGCGCGAATTAATAGACCGGGACAGAAAAATGCCATGACTATTGTTCATGTGAAAGGCAGCGAAGTAGAGCGACGGATGTATTACATGTTGCAAAATAACATCACGAACCATAACAAAATAATTGAGTTGTATAAGCAGGAACTTGGTGTAAGATAAAGTCACGAGGTAGCCATGATCTATGCCGCAAGCATCCTAGATAATAAATTTGTCAAAATAGGGTTTTCGAAAAGCGAAGACGCAACGAAACGGATTGCGGAGTTACAGACGGGCAACCCTTACGAAATAAAATTGCTGTTTACTACTTACGGAACATTGCAACAAGAGCAAAGCCTACATGCTTCTTTATCAGTAGCATTTGGTAGGATTAGAGTCCCGATGCCGCCTAACGAGTGGTACCCGGGTAAAAATCCGTTTTTTGTAGAATTTTTAGAGTACTTAAAGTATGGGCCGGATGCTGGTTTAGCTTTTTCTGAAAACTATAATCCTGCTATACGTCAAGGCAGCACTAAGAAAGGAAAGGAAGATACTACCCCGAACAAAAAATGGCCACTTAATTAGGAGCTAAAATGAGTGATACGTCAGTGAATCAGCTGGCCACTATCTACCTCAAGATACGCGATGAGCGGGACAAAATAAAAACCGCGTATGAAGAGGAAGATAAGAAGCTTGCTGAGCAGATGGCTGTCGTTGAAGCCGAGATGTTAGAGGTCTTCAGAGACACCGAATCCACCAGCATTAAAACCCCAGCAGGTACCGTTATGCGCCGTGTAGCTACACGCTACTGGACTAACGACTGGGACTCTATGTACAACTTCATCCGCGATAATGATGCTTATGGTTTGCTTGAACGCCGTATACATCAGACCAACATGAAGCAGTTTATTGAAGAAAACCCAGATGTATTCCCACCCGGCATGCTTGTAGATAGCCAGTTTAAGATCACAGTAAGGAGAGGCAAGAATGACTAACGAAGTTTCAATTTTTAAGAACCGCGACGTAGCTATCGCTGGTAAGAAATCCCCCAGTGCTCTGACTCAGAGCCTGATGAAAGCTAACCGTCTAAAGCGCATCTCGCCCCGCAACGGCAAGTTCGTGCGTGTAGTTAATGGCGACGTGGCTGGCAAGTTCAACGCACCGCTGCGCGTGGTACTGGTAGGTGTAGCTCAGGCAACTGCCCAGCGCACTTTCTACATGAAAGCCTACGACCCTAGCGCGGAAGCCACAGCACCTGACTGCTGGTCGAACGACGGTAATGCACCGGACGCTAGCATCAAAGAGCCACAGGCTAAGAAATGCGAGACCTGCCCACAGAACGTCAAGGGCTCCGGTCAGGGTACAACCCGCGCATGCCGGTTCGAGCGTCGTGTAGCTGTTGTGTTACCGGACGAGATCGGCGGCAATAACCACGGTGATATCTACCAGCTTAAGCTTGCATCAAAGTCAATCTTTGGTAAGGGCGCTGGCCAGCTGTTCCCGCTGAACGCCTACATCGACTACGTGATTGCTAACGGTGAGAACATTGACGGTGTGATTACTGAGCTGAGCTTTGACGAGGACGACAACCAGCAGGTGCGCTTCCGTGCCGTGGATTTTGTGGCGTCGCACCCTGAGCTGCAAGCAGTCGTAGACGAGGCTGTGGTATCGCCTGAAGCCCAGAAAGCAGTCATCCTGAACGTAGCCGCCGTGGATAAAGGTGAGGGCAATGACGAGGAGTTCGAAACCGCGAGTAAGCCTGCGCCTAAGGCGAAGGTTGTGGAAGAAGAGGAGGATGAACCCGCTATCGCTGAGCCAACGAAGCGTTCGAGCAAGAAAGCGACGCCTGCGCCTACGGAGGGCAAGAGCTTGGCTGATGTGGTTAATGCGTGGAGTGCTGACGATTAAATAGCTTCTCGCGCCGCGCCCTGCGGCTTTGGGAGGGGGAGACCCCTCCCTTTTTTTCCGAGTTTATCCATGGCTAACTTTGACTTGCTAGACACAGTACTCGCCCCCGAGGGGTGGTACGCAGTTGTAGGTATTAGAGGCAAGAAGGTTGACCAGCATCTTGTAGAGACTAGAGAAGAAGTAGATGAGTTAGTCGAGCAATTAATCTCCCTGAAGTACGATGTCTACTTTGGTTGCGCAAAGTACAAGACAAATGAGAGCCGCACCAAGGACAACGCTGCCTACTTCAAGGCACTGTGGGTAGACATAGACTGCGGGGAAGAGAAAGCTGCCGAGGGCGACGGGTACATAGACCAAGCCACCGGCCTACAAGAGCTGCAAAGCTTCTGCAAAACTATCGGGTTACCCAGACCCGTGATCGTAAATTCTGGGCGCGGGATACACGCATACTGGCCGTTCACCAAAACGATAGATCAAAACAATTGGCGGCAGCTCAGCGATAGATTAAAGGAATTATGCCGTACCCATGAGCTGCTGGTAGACCCGGCTTGTTTCGAGCCTGCCCGGATACTGCGCGTGCCGGGGACACTTAACTTCAAGGACAACCCACCCTCTGCTGTTACGGTGCTAGTAGAAGGCAACGCAACTGAGCCTGATGAGCTACAGAAAATACTAGGGGTTACCGAGAAGAAGTTTGCCCCGCGCCGGGACATCCAGCGCAGTGCTTTGACCCTGTCGTTGATGGGCAACCGCATCTCACGGTTCAAGACCATCATGCTGAAGTCGGCTGAGGGTAAAGGCTGTCCGCAGCTACTGCACTGCTATCAGAACCAAGAAACCATTAGCTATAACCTATGGCGTAGCGCGCTGTCGGTCACGGCGTTCTGTGAAGAGGGGGTGTCAGCAGCGCATAAGATGTCGGAGCAGTACCCCGGCTACGACCCGTTCGAGGTAGAGCTCAAGGTGCAAGACCTGCAGCGTCGTGGCGGTCCGCACTTCTGTGAGACGTTTGAGAAGGAAAACCCCGGTGGTTGTGACACCTGCATACACAAAGGCAAGATCACAACACCGATTGTCTTAGGTAAAGAAATAGCCAAGGCTGAAGAGTCTGAGGACGGGACTTACGAGGTCGAGGACGAAGAAGAACAAGTTTCTTACAGTATCCCCGCTTTTCCCTACCCGTACTTCAGGGGCAAGACGGGCGGCATCTATAAGAGCAACGATGACGATGCTGACCCCACGCTGGTCTATGAGCACGACCTGTATGTTGTAAAGCGTATGCATGACCCTGATCTGGGTGAGATGACGCTTATCCGGGCGCACCTGCCACAAGACGGGGTAAAAGAGTTTGCAATTCCTGCAAGTGTATTGTTAGGAAAA